AAGTTTTTCATTAACAATTTCTGTTGTCATAAAACGATAATCGTTTTTAAAGTCACCAGCTTTGTTTTCAAAATGTAATCCTGATGGTACAGTTTCACCATTGCGTGTTTTAGTAGTTACTGAAATTTTTGCATTTTCAGTATATTCAGGAATGTTAAGAATAATGTTCAATTTACCCAAGTCAGGGAAACCAAACACACCAATACAATCTGCAATGGGATTTTTGTATTTTCCTTGGATAATAACTGCCTTGTCATCACTAAGTGATTCCATAACTGTTGACTCTTCGGTACCGGTAATTTTGACAAAACTGATGTTACCCAATACTTGAGTATGTGCTACTAGCTCGCTTAAACAATCTTTCATTGATATCTCCATTAATAAGGTTATTATACAACATGTATTTAGAAAATGCTAGCCTTGCTGATATTTTATTTCACCAGATGCTTGCAATGCTTTGACAGTGGCCAAGTCACCACTTTGTTTTACTACCACAACTGAATGCCTATTAAATCGACTGTAATTTACTAGACGTAATCCCACTGTTTCCAATAACTTTGAATAGGTTAGTAACTCTTGGCAACCAGGATATGGCGCAAGATGACGCCACCACTGCATGTCAATCTCATGTGTTACTTTAATTCTATTTCTTTCATTAGTATAGTGGAGTTCAAAATCCAACAATGAATCCCGTATACCAATATCATAAAAACTAAACACAAATGTTCCACCAGGCCGAAGCAGAGTTTTAACTTTATTTAAATATGTAAGTATCCCATGACTTGGCATCATATCAATATGACATAACGACATGATAAAACCAAACTGTGCTGTTGGTAATGCATTTAGTGAATCAACTGTAAACTCGTCATAATTATATTGTCTTAATCTGTTGTCAAAATAGAAGTCATTGTTAATACATTTACGTAACCCAGCAACATGAATATTGTTTACACAGGTATACAGAGGATCACACCCAACCATTAACCCAATAACATCCGACAATTCTCCACCAATCAGTAAGCCTGGATATTTAAAGTCTACATTGCTTGATATTATACTACTAATGTAATTTATTAAGTCAGTATCGCTAGTTAATGAGGTTGCTAAATCTGGTGGATAAGTAGTAACTGCTTTGAAGTTTAGTGCTTGGTTTTGTGCAAATATCGAAGTTAACTCTTGTATATGCTTTTTAATTCCTGCCTCAATATTCCGGGATAGTTTAGTTAGGTTATCAACAATTGCTGAATCAATCTCCAACAGTTGATTAATCAACACATGTATAGCAGAAAGCTCTTGTATATTGGCATCACTATTACGCAAATTCCACAAACGTTGAATTAAATCTAGATACTCAACTCTGGCAGAATCGCGCTTATCGGGATATTGCGATAGTATTTCTAATACGTCTTTTTCATAACGTATTAGCTCAGTTAACGGACGTCGTATTGAATTCATGTTAACCGAAACTAAAGAATGAATTAATTGTAGACTTGCTGTTTGACGCGGCGTTTAGATCCCAGTTCAATGGTCCCAATAGGTTTTCAATTTTTTGATCCACAATCGCTTCTTCCATATCAGCAACATCAAAGGATAACTCTTTGTACCAATCTGGCAACGATAGTTGATCAATTGGGTATGCTACTGAAGTAAATCCCATGGGATTGTTTTTAACCTTACATACAATAGTTTTCATACCATCGGTAATTTTAATACTGTGGTTGTCACCATTCATACGTAGTAGTGTATTCCAATTCATCGCCGCTCTAACATGTCCTGGTAAATTGGCTTTGCCCAATTGCTTTTCTTTTTTAGTATAGTTCGTTAAGTTGTTGACACGTTTGGGTGTGCCTTTTTCCCAAGGCGGCAAATCATTAAATTTAAGTTTAAACTCTTTAACCGTTTCCAATACATCTTCCCTAGTAGCACCTTGTAATACTTCCATCAATATAGCACTAAGAAACTCTTGAACAATCTTGGGTGTATCACTGCGTTTAAGATCCAAGCCCATTGCTTTTACTTTACCATGACTACCTTCAACATCCAATCGCTTGCCTTCTAGATCAAATATCAATACTGCATATCGTTTCTTGGTAATATACAGACCCTTGACTGCGATCAATTCTCGCCCACCGCGGATCAATTCACCCAACCGTGTTGGACAATGAAAGTTTTGTTTCATAAACTCTGGAAAACTCTCATTGACTTGCTCTGCAATAGCATCGTATACCTGTATACAAGTGTCTTTGTTCCAGGTCATATTTCCACTTTCCACATCTGACTTAATAATAGGCCACATACTGAAATATGCACTATCAGTGTCAGCATATATATTAGCAATACCAGTATGATCGTATTCACCAACAGCCAATTCATTTATCTTGGCATTCATGTGTTTAACCACCTGCCGACCAGTCAATGTTGTACTTTGTCCAATTCGCCCATCATAAAAACGACAGTGAGGATTAAGAATAGCACCATACAAACTGTTTAGGTTAATCTTCTTAACCAATTGACGTTTGTCCCAGAATGCAATATCTTCTTTGGTAGTAGCGTTTTTCTTTTTATCTTGAAGCTCTTTACGCTCAGCATACCAACGCTCTAGCAATCCTGGTATGATACCTTTCTTATCATATTTAAACAAGGTACCATTTGCACTAAGCGTCCATTGATTGTTGCTATCAAAGACCATCTTCCAGATCTCAGCGGCACTATGAATTGAGGCAACTCCTGATTCCCAATCAATGGTAATCTCGGTACCGCGTTCTTGATTCATAACCGCAGTATATTCCAAACTACCAAATATGTTTTCCCATGCGCCAGCAAACGAGGAACCACCATCCATCTTTTGCTTTATATATTGCTCAGTCATTACTGGACGTAATTGCCCTGTAATAGTTTCTGGTGCCATGTTCAACGCACGAATAGCACTGGGATATAGACTGTTAATATCAATTGCGCCAATCCATTCATGCAATCCTTTCTTTGGATATGCAACATATGCACCAGCCGCTTGCGTATCATCATCTGTCAGACGTTGTTTTTTATTTGGGACAATTAGATTCTGTTCATGAGCTTCATTGATAATTGCTTGCTCAGTTACAGCAACCGCACCCATGGTAGTCTGCAATAATACTGTGTTGTCATGAGCCAGTTCGTTAGCCAAATCTAGGAAACGTAATTTCTTATCCAGTTTGGCCAGCAACATGGTATCTTGACGGTTATAGTCAATAAACTTTTTAAAGTCTTTATTGTATAGTTGATCTAGTGTACCTTCATATTGAGTCTTATGCTCGCCCAATTCATATTCACTAATTGCATCTAGACTATAACTATGACGTTCTTCATATGTGTATTTGCGATACAATTGCATATAGTCCATATGAACACGACCAACCAAGTCATATGTATTTTGCTCGTTACCATATCGTTCAAAGGTTCGCTTCTTGGGCATCTCATCCCACAAACAAAACCTTCTAATATCATCTTTACTTAAAACTTTAATAGTTCGGTTAATAGTATAAGGTATATCATACCCTTCACTATTCCACCCGCTTAACACATCAGCATCTTCTATGATGTCCAGAAATGTTTTAATCATATCTGCTTCATGACTAAACACCAAACAGTTTTCAAATTCACTAGCTATTTGTTCTGCGGTTTCCAGACTGGTTTTCTCTGGCGGTATTACCAAGGTAATAAGTTGGTCCAACCAATCCAAATAAACACTGATACTAGTTATGGGATTAAACGGATCATCAGGTGTGCTGTATCCACGTTCCTTATGAAAGTCTACCTCAATGTCAAAAAATGCTGTGTGTAATTTGGGTGATCCTTTGTTTAGATAATTCTCACTCAAACATCTAAACACAGGGTTGATGTCGCTTTCCCAAAGAGTTGTCCCACTATTAACTCGCATCTCTTTATGAAACTCTTTTCCGTTGTGAGTACTAAATCTACTGACTGGAGTTCCATATATGGTGCGATACTTACCACGTTGGTCGTCAAAGTAAAACACGTAGTTGGTGCGATACTCCTGGAATACACGTTTGCCATCCACACGTTCTACTACATGGATACGGTCGTGTTCGCGGTCCAATAATGCGTCAACATACATCCGTTAAATCGTCCTGCCGACGGTGGTAAGGATTGTTTCAAGTTCTTCGTGATCAGCTGATTCTTGACCAAACTGACTCTTCTTGGCAATCTTAATTGCTTTCTTCAAAATGCTTGGTTTGATTTCCATTTCTTCTGCAATGGCTTTAATTGTGTCGTTTAAGCCAGCGTTCAAATCTTCAACTTCTGTAAGGATTTGGATACCCTCAGTAAAAATCTGATTCAGTTTGGCTTTTTGCTCTGCGGTAATAACTCTGTTTGACATAAAAATCTCCTTGTAGTTGGCTAGTATAACAGCATTTGTGTCGTAACACAATAGTTATTTCACACATTATATCAATTTAATTTCCATCAGAGTAGTTGTAGTGCTACCAGCATCAATCAATTGTCTACGTTGCCGATATGTTTTCGCAGTCTTATCAAACGTAGCACTAATTACATCACGCATTTTGCCAAAATTAATAGCCAATGCATTCATAAACTCATCTGTGGGTCGTGTACAATGTGCCGCTTGATTATACAACAGTTGTCCACAATAAGTAAAGTGCTTTGGTGGGATTCCGCGTCGTTCAGCCACAAATGGAGAAATGCCGCTAATCATCAAACAACGTTCAGCGGCATCAATAAATTGTGTTTTGGCCAAGAACCCTTGCTCTTGGTGTTTTGCGGTTGCTAAAAAATCATAATTGTAAGTGATAGCATTAACACAATCAAAATTTCTAGCTAACAGGGATATTAGATAACCATTGACTGAATCATGTAATTCAACCTCTACGGTTGCCTCTACTTCAATCACCAACTCTCTACAAGTTTGTAAGTAGATTTGATGATTGGTCATGCTACTGGCTTTATAACTACTTACCGTTAAGAGCTGGGGTTTCTTCTTGGCCAACTATCTTGTCATAGTCGTGCATGGTTAATGTATTACCACGTTTGCACATACTGGTAAGTTTCTCAGTAACATCATGTAATTCCATGTCAGTTTTGGCATCTTCTCTGGCAAATTCTATCAGTCTGATAAACAACGGAACATCCATTTTAAGGATATCGGTAGGGTTGAATTGGCTACCTTTGCTGCCAATCACATCCTCACGCAACTTCATTACATTGCCCAGTCTAGTACGATATAATTTATTGGATACTGAACAGCGGAAAAATACATAGTCAACACCATCAACTTCTTTGACTTTCTCTACCATACCACTCATATCACCCTTGCGAGTTTCAATTTGGTCTCCGGGTTCGACGTTGGGAAACCCTGCTCTGATCATGTCAGCAAATGGTGGCGGGCTTGCAAATGATTCTTCTATTTCACGTGTGTTCATAATGGCCTATCCAAGTTATATAATGATATTTATGCTAGAGCAAAATCTTCGGTGATGCGCTGATACCAGTTATCCGCGATACATCGTTGCCCTTCAGCACTGGTGTGATAGCCTGGATCATCCCCCACATGTGGAAACCTACGAGATACGCTAGTCTGCGATTGCATGGGATTTTGCATAATAAAGCGATCTGGAATTACTCTAGGGAATATATCTCTCCACAATGTGGGCTTGTCGTGTACTGTCCAAGGCCATAGCAAACTATGGACTACCAAAAAGTCAAGATTGTCATGGAACATCTGCATCACCCCATCGCTGATGATCCATTCATCCATTTGTTTTTTCCAATTACTCTCGTATATGCTGTCAATCCAATACCGTATACCAGTCTGTGATTGTTTGGATATTTTTCCTGAACGATATGGG